GTCCTTATATGCGGTGAGTCCGAGACAGACTATCCCAATAGTCAGATAGGTTTAACTCCTATTAACCGCTCCAACCTTTATTCCTATTGACTTCCGAGTGTTGTTTCCATACAACACAGCTGGTTGACAATTCGGTCATACCGTGATATAATTGTTGTATAAAGTGTGAAATAAGGACTTACATAATGATTTTTACTGCCGAACAAAAATCTCAGCTAGCGAAACTTCTTGCTACCGAGAACCTTACGGTTGAACACCAAAAGATTCAAACCGCACGATTCGACCCTCAGAACCGTGTTCTATATCTCCCAATCTGGCAAAATATGACAGGCGCTCTATATGACTTGCTTTGCGGTCATGAGGTCGGTCATGCTCTCTACACACCTGCTGATGGATGGCATACTGCTGTTGTTGATAAAAACAAAGGCAGAAATTACAAATCTTTTTTGAATGTGGTCGAAGATGCCCGTATCGAAAAGAAAGTGAAACGCCGTTATCCTGGTCTTAAAGTTCCTTTTCAAAATGCATATGTTGAATTGATGAAGCGTGATTTCTTTGGATTGAAGAACCGTGACATTAACGATATGGCATTTATTGAAAGGTTGAACATTTATACCAAATCACAATATTCAATGCCTGTTGAATTTTCTACCGAAGAATTAGTTTTGGTTAAGAAAGTTATGGATTGCGAAACTTGGGAAGATGTGGTTCGTGTTACCGATGAGGTATACGGATATTCTAAAGATGAGCAATACGATATGCAATTGAAAGATTTTGAATCCTTCAATTATTCGGATGATTATGAAGGCGATGGCGATGAATATGAATCCGATGGTGATGATTATGATTGGGACGATAGAGATTCCGATGAAATCAAATCCGATTCGAAAAAACAAGGTAAAGATTCTGATGAAGAAGGTGATGAAAACGGTGATAACGAAAACGGTGAACAAGGCGATGACCAAGTAAAATCCAAAGCCGATGATGAATCAGAAGGTGAAGATGGCGAAGATTCTGATACCGAAGATAGTTCATCAATCAATCGTTGGAAAGATTCCGCACCTGCTGATAGAGATATGTTTTCACCTAGTTGTGAAACCGATGATAACTATCGTAAAAACGAAGTGATGCTTTTGGATGAAAAGTGTAAAGAATATATTTACCTTGAAATGCCAACACCTATTCTAAAGAACATTATCACACCTGCAAAGCGTGTCCAAGAACAATTGACGGCGTATTACACACCTTCAAATGAATATAGTTTGACACCTGAAAAAATCAGAGAGTGGGTAAACGAATTCAAAAATAAGAATGACCGTTACATTGGTCTACTTGCAAAAGAATTTGAAATGCGTAAAGCTGCCAAGGCGTTTAGTAAATCTAAATTGTCCGATACTGGTGATATTGATATCAACAAATTGGCAGGTTACAAGTTCGATGATAATATCTTCCGCAAAGTGATGATGACACCAAAAGGTAAGAATCACGGTTTGGTTCTGTTGATTGACAAATCTGGTTCTATGAATGAAAACATGGCAGGTTCGATTGAACAGATTTTGGTTCTTGCCATGTTCTGCCGTAAAGTGAATATTCCTTTTGTTGTGTATGGTTTCGGTGATTCTATTGAAGCAAAGTATTGTGACTTGGGTATCAATCAGAGTTACGAAAAACAAAACGAATACAATAAGAGCAATAAACTTTCTTTTGAGAAGAAAGAAAAGAACCTTGCTTTTACTAATGTTTACTTGCGTGAGTATATCAACAATAAAATGACAAATGCTGAATTCAATAATGCATTGCGTAATATGATTTTGTTGAAAAAGTCTTATGAAGGTGGTCGTTATATGCGTTCAGTTGGTCGTCCTGATAGTGAACACCTTTCCAATACTCCACTAACACAAGCGATTATTGCAACTGCCGAAGTTATGAAAAACTTCAAACAAGTTAATAACCTTGACTTGACCAGTTTGGTAATTGTGCATGATGGTGATGCCGATTGGACAAATTCTTTTTATGAATCGAGAACCCATACTAATTTTGATGGCAAAACGGAAACATATGTTGGTCATTGTTCAATTGACACCCGTAATTACAATGTCATTTTGCGTGATACCAGAAATAAATTTGAAGTGAAATTAGATTCTGTTAATAGAGATTCTGATGCCATGTTGAAACTTTCGCTTGAATGGTTTAAGAAAGTAACTGGTTCTAAGATATTTGGTTTCTTTTTGATTGCAGGTAATCCTCGCTACATGAAAGGTGCCATTTGGAATCGTTATGTGTTTGAAGATGGTAAATCTTTCAATGACTTGAACATTGAAGCAAAGATGAATCCTCAAAATTTCTATGAAATGCGTGAAGTATTAATGGAAAAACAAAAGATGTTGATGAAGAAATTAAAATCTGAAAAGTTTTTGAATTCAAACTCTGACGGTTACAATTCGTTCTATCTGGTTGCAGGTGGCGATGACTTGAAAACTGAAAGTGATGAAATTGAAATTGAAGGTAAATTTACTACCAACAAGTTGAAAACCGCATTTATGAAAATGAATAAAAAGAAAGCAATCAGCCGAGTGCTTGTCTCCAAATTCATTCAAGGCATTGCTGCCTAAGTGTTGTTTTTATGCGACATGGCTGGTTGACAATTCAAATCAGCCATGATATAATTGATGTATCAAATGTGAAAGGAACTTTTTTATTATGTCTAAGCGTGCCGAAATTCGTGAAAAGTTTATCAATGCCATCGTAGCATTAGGTAAACCGACAATCACAACCGATGAAATTAAAACTATTTGTGGTGACATTGATATTGCTCATCCATACTGGTTTACTAATGCTGATGAAAATCGTGTGAAGCGTGGTGTTTATAAAGTGCCAAATTCTTCCTCTTTTTCTCAACCTCAAACTATTTCATTGCAAGCTCAAGTGATTCCTATGACCAAATCAGTAGAAAAATCGGAACACAAAATTCAGAATGTCCAAACCGATTTGGATACTACTGATTTGATTCCAAAATCATACAAAAATTATGTACCATTTGGTAACTTTGATGATGTATATTCAATCGTTACTTCAATGCGCTTCTTCCCTGTTTTCGTATCAGGTCATTCTGGTAATGGTAAAACAATGTCTATTGAACAAGCGTGTGCAAAGGCTAAACGCAAATTCGTTTGTATTTCAATGACACCTGAAACCGATGAGAGTGACCTTCTTGGTAACTATGTTCTTATCGATGGTAACATGGAATGGCGTGATGGTCCTGTAACCACTGCTGCTCGTCAAGGTGCCGTTTTGTGTATTGATGAAATTGATTATGGTGCTCAGAACCTATCATCATTGCAACGGGTTCTCGAAGGCAAACCATTCATGCTTAAGAAAAAAGGTGAATTGATTACACCTGCACCTGGTTTCACAGTATTCGCTACCGCAAATACTAAAGGTAAAGGTAGTGATGATGGTCGTTACATGTTTACGAATGTGCTTAACGAAGCGTTCTTGGAGAGATTCCGCACTACAATGGAACAAGAATTTCCACCTGTTAAGACTGAGCGTAAGATTATCGAAAAAGAATTGACCTCGGTTGGTCGTGCTGATAATGAATTTGCCGAGAAACTTGTTACATGGGCTGATGTTATTCGTAAAACATTTGCTGATGGTGGTTGTGATGAAGTGATTTCCACTCGCCGTCTTGTCCACATTGTTGAAACATTCGGTATCTTTGGTGATAAAATGAAAGCAATTTCATTGTGTTTGAACCGTTTTGATGATGACACTAAGGCATCATTCCTTGATTTGTATACCAAAGTTGATGCAGGTGCTTCGGCAGAACAATTGCTTGCCCCTGTAATCGAACCTGAAGTTCAAGATTCTGAGAAAGAAGAAAATTCGGAAGATATTCCGTTTTAATTAGTAGTTCGGCACTTGACCCATCGGTAACGGTGGGTCTTTTTTACACAATTACCTGTATAAGTGTTGACACACACACAAAAATAGTATAGAATAGTAACATATTTGAGAGAAAGGTCGCCTCTCAAATCTACCTTTTAGTGCGACCGTTTTAATATTGGAGTATTTCGTAATGTCAGTTAAATCTAAAATCCTTGCATATCTTTCCAAAGAAGATGGATACAACACCCTCACCGCACAGAAGATGCAATCTGTTTTTGGTGTTTCAAACCCTTCAGCTGCAATCAATGATTTGCGTAATGATGGTCATGCTATTTACTTGAATAGCCGTTACAACTCAAATGGCGAGAAAGTTTCTTTCTATCGCCTTGGCAAACCAACTAAGCGCATGGTCGCTGCTGGCATCGCCGCAATTCGTTCACAAGGTGAGCGTGCTTTTGCCTAATTTCTAGGTTTAGAGCAATGAGGAGGAGATACATATAAGTATCTCTTCCTCTTTTTCGTTTATGGAGTTGTCATGGAAATCAAAGTAGAATTAGAAAAACTAAGAAAAAACAAACTGTTTATCGCCACACCAATGTATGGCGGCATGGCACACGGTTTGTATATTAAGTCCAGTTTGGACTTGCAAACCACAATGAACAAATATGGAATTGAAACCAAGTTTTCTTTTTTGTTCAATGAATCACTTATCACACGAGCACGAAACTACCTAGTCGATGAGTTTCTCCGTTCAGACCACACACACTTATTATTCATCGATTCGGATATTCACTACAACCCACAGGATGTTTTAGCACTTATGGCGCTAGACAAAGATGTGATTGGTGGTCCTTATCCTAAGAAGTCTATGAATTGGGGTAATATTGCACAAGCGGCAAGAGCAAACCCAAATATGGATCCAAAAGAACTTGAACAACTTGTAGGTGAATATGTTTTCAATGTCGTAAAAGGCACAAAACAATTCTCCGTTACTGAACCACTTGAAGTGATGGAAATCGGTACAGGTTTTATGATGGTGAAGCGTGAAGTATTTGAAAGAATGGAGAAAGAATATCCAACAATCAAATACAAACCAGACCACATCGGTCAGGCCAATTTCGATGGGTCGAGATACATTCATGCTTACTTTGATACAGTAATCGATTACAAAGAGTCCATTACTGGAGGTGGTTCTGAAAGGTATCTGAGTGAAGATTATATGTTCTGTCAAATGTGGCGTAAAATTGGCGGAAGTATTTTCTTATGTCCGTGGATGAAAACACAACATGTGGGAACATATGCCTTTACAGGTAATATGCCTGCTGTTGCACAGTTCACAGGTAAACTATAATGGACGCCGATGTTGTTAGAGTCTCCCAAACTGCAACAACTGGCGGCCGCAAATTTGATGGTGGTAAACTAAGATATGGTTTACTACCACCACTTGCCTTAAAAGCAACTGTTGATGTATTGACTTTTGGTGCAGAGAAATACGAACCAGACAATTGGAAACATGTTCCCGATTCGAAGCGTAGATATTTTGATGCATTACAAAGGCACTTATGGGCATGGAAAGAGGGTGAAACAGATGACCCTGAATCTGGTAAACATCACTTAGCACATGCACTTTGTTGCCTCATGTTTCTTTATGAGCATGATATAATGTATTCTGTGAATGACAAATCTTAATTATGAGGTAAAATATGAAACTATCAAATGAAACACTATCCGTTTTGAAAAACTTTGGTTCTATCAATCAAGGTATCTTTTTCAAACAAGGCAAGACACTTAAAACTGTCTCGTCACATAAAAACATTCTCGCTGAAGTATCAATCAAGGAAGATATTCCTGCTGACTTTGGTGTGTATGACTTGAATAACTTCCTTTCTGTTGTATCACTTCACAAAGATGACCCATCGTTTGAATTCGATGAGAAACATGTTGTGATTGTTGGTAACAAAGGTCGTTCTAAAATCAAATATCGTTTTTGTGAACCAACTATGATTGTTACTCCACCTGAGAAACAATTCGTTATGCCAGAAGCAGAGATTAACTTCTCATTATCTTCAGAAGATTTTGATTGGATTCTCCGTGCCGCTTCTGTTCTTTCTTCACCACATATTGCAATTGAATCTGATGGTAAGAAAGTTAGTATCGTTACACTAGACTTGCAGAATGATTCTGCTCACACCGATGCACTTGAAATTTCAGATGGTAATGGCAACAAGTTTAAGATGATTTTCAAAACTGAGAACATCAGTAAAGTTATGCCAGGTACATATGATGTTTCTATCTCATCAAAAGGTGTATCACATTTCAAAAATAAAAATGTTCCGCTTCAGTATTATATTTCTACTGAATCTGGTTCTAAATTCGAAAAGGCATAATCATGGCACTTAAATTTTTTAAAAATGCAGCTGAAGGTTTTGAAAAGACCTCTATTGCAATCAACCCAGCATTTATTGTTTCTGTCTTAGAAAAGAAAGTTACAGTTGCGGGTGCAGATGGAAACCGAGAAGAAACATCTACAATTCTTTTTGGTGGTGATAAAGGCACATGGATGGTCGAAGAAGATTTCTTGACCGCTGTTGCTCGCCTTAATGAGCGTGACTGATTTTTTTATTATGATGTATTTTGTGAAGGACTTATATTATGGAACATCTTTTGTGGACCGAGAAGTATCGTCCTCAATCAATCGAAGATTGTATTTTACCAGAACGCCTGAAGCAACCATTTCAG